GCAAAGCCGGTGCGCAGGAGCCCCTGCTCTTTCAATTCTTGTAGCCCGCCGCCGCCTACTTGGGTGATAGCTCCGGCTGCCTGCATGGCCTGGGCCCGACCGACGCCAAGAAGCTCCCGGCCGGCGCCGCTCACACCCCCATAGAATCTCTGGTGCGCGGCTTTGCGCGCAGCAGTGGTTGCCTCTCCACGCTCCTTGTCGATCGCTTTTTTTGCTTCGGCAGCAGCGGTTTCACCTGCTGCGATGCGGTACTTGGTAAAGGTCCGCTCTTCGGTTTTTTTCTGGGCGAGTTGACGGTGCCTACGCGAAACTTCATCGGTGGCTGGCTCCGCCCATGCGCCAATTGACCGAGCCTCTCTATCTGCGTCTGCTGACCCTTGATACCCCGCTAGCCCTTGAGCCCGAGCTGCTGCTATACGTCGAGCTTCTTGCCGAGGTGATGCAACTCTTCGGCCTGCACGCACGCCAGCCTGCTGGATTCGCGTACCGGCACCGACTGTTCCCAGAAAAGGCGCCATCTCAGCCAACTGTTGCCGGTACGCAAGGCTGCTCTGCACGTGACTGGCTGCTGTGCTGATCTGACCTGCGATCGCGCCGCCAACCAGAGGGATACCCGATGCGGCTTGGGCAAAACCACTCACTCCAGTGAACGCGCCAAGTCCACCACGAACCCCTCGACCGACCATTTGGCCAGCGGCCTGCATACGCATCCCCGGCCCGCGCTGCAGGAAGTCGCTCGTGACGCCCGACCCCTGCATGAGCCCCTGCGCAAACGCACCGCCACCGGCACCCCCACCGAGCCCACGATACGCAGATTTGAGCGCTTGGGCTTGCTGGCGGGCGCCCTTAAACCGCTTCTCTACTGTTTCAAGCTGGGTAGTGAGTGCCTTGTACTCGTCGGTGCCCTCGCTCATCGCGGCCATGGTTTTGTTGAGGGCGCGTTGCTGCGAGGATGCGTCGCGCATTTGACCTTCGAGGTCTTTCCACTCCTTACGCGCCTCTTTGGTATTGAGCGCCTTCTGTCCAGCTTCTGCCGTGTTGGTGAACCGGGTGGCAGCGGCGTCGAGTTGGTTGAAGCCTCGCACCTGCTGCTGCATGGCCTGCTTTGCCGACGTGACCATGCGGGTGATGGCCTGCATCACCTGGCTCATGCCCCTCGCGCTACCCTGGACTACGACATCGGCTCTGGTTTCTGGCATTTACGCTCCAGGCATGGCGTCTAGGTCGGGCATTTCACCTCGGTCCAGCGCCGCATCCCACTCGTCTACGAGGTCATCCCCGTCATCTTGCTCTTCATCGAGGGCTTTGTTCAAGACTTGAAGTTGGCGCATCAGTACGTCGCGTTGCTCGGCGCGGGGTGGGTTCTCGTCATTTTCCAACTCGCTCGTCACTTCGTCGAGCTGCCGATAGAGATCTTCGTACATCTCCTGCACCAGCGCCGCGTGGCTCTGATTCAGGAAGAGCAGGTGCGTGGGGGGCAGTTCGTACTTCTTCACCCACCAGCTGCGCAGGTGCGCTGTACCGTCGTCGGTGGCTGCTTTAGCTGCCCGCTTCAGCCTGGGGGTATCCGTGAAAGGTGGCCTCGTGGCCATTCACCTCCTCGTAAAGCGACTGCACCAGTTGGATGTTGGTCTGCGCTTGGAGGTCTTCAGCCCAATCGGGCTTGTCCTGCAGGCTGATACTCATGTGGGCGATCATCAGGTTGATTTCTTGGGTCAGGGCGTCCAGAGAATCGACGGGCAATCCGCTCTGAAGCCGGGCCCGCAAGATGCCGGCCTGCTGGCGCTCCTTGAGCGTGAGAATCTTGTTCTCAAATTCGCCCTCCCAGAGTTTGCCCCGACCGTCAGTCCATTTGAACGCGAAAACGTAGGGGTTTTGCTCGCGAGGGTCGGGGCGTTTGGGCTTCTCGTGCGCGGTTTCGACGGCTTCTTTGGCCTGGGCTCCCGCGTCGGTGGCGTCGGGCACTTCGGGGGCCATGATGTTGGGGTCTAGTCGCTGCTCAATGCTGCCTACGTCGATAGTCATGCCGCTCTCCGGGGTAAAGTTTGGAACACCTTACCCCGGGGCGGGGGGGAAGTGCTAGATCTCGCTTTCATCGCGGACACGGATGGCCACGAAGGTGACATCCTCGCCAACGATGCCTCGAGCATCGATGGTCCAGTTGTGGCTCGCCACCCTCACCTGCTCGACGGTCGAAATCATCTTTTGTGTCTTGGTATCCTCAATGGTGGCTTTCAGATTGCCAGACACTAGGATATTTTCTAGCCGATCGCTGGCGTTGGCTCCACCTTTGGGGAACCACTCCATGCTCTTGACCGTATCGCCAACGATACGAAACATGCTGGCTGAAAACGTGACCCTGTAGGCTGTCGCTACATGCTCTTCCACCTCGATGTTGTCGAGCACTTCGACAGGCTCGTAAGTGATCTCCTCGCTCAAGTTGACATTGCGAGCGTAGCCCACCTTGATACCATCGATCGAAAACCGGGCTCGCGCACCGGTCAGAAGCCTGCCCTTTTTGGCCATGGTCTATCTCCTCTACGCTGCGCTTTGTCGGATGGTGACGAGGTGCAGATTGTTTTTCACAAAGTTGATCGGGATGATCGGCGCGATCTCACAACTCACTTCCATGACATCGAGCGCCGTTTCGATATCCAGAGATCGGTAGGCCACCAAGATCTCTTCATCGACCAGCAACCCGAGAGTGCCTATGGCGATGCCCAGGCCCGCGTTGATCGTGCCGCTGAATCCCTTGCGCCCAACCGCGTACTCCATGTTGGTGCGGAAGTTGAAGGCTGCGTAGTTCACCGTCTCGTTGACCGAGCCTTCGGTGTACGCCAGGTTGCTGGTGGTGAGGTGTGTGGTGATGTTGCGCACCACCCGACGCCCAACTCCATCTACGTTCTCAGCGAAGGCGAGCCCCGCGTCGATCATCTCTTTGGAGTCGTCGGTGGGGTTCCAGCTGCTGTGCTGTCGGATCGCCAGGACGTTCATGTACTTGTAGGTCAAGCTGGTGCCGACGGGAGAGCCCGCCTGCATGCCCGCCAAGATTGCAGCTCCGAAGGGTGCCGCGTACTCGGTGCGCTCCCCCTCGCTGTTGTAGCGTTCGATGGGCTGTGCCCACGCGCGCAGGTGCCGCGTGTTCAGGTTCACGATCTGCGCTTTGGCTTCATCCTTTGTCGCCACGTCGTCGAAGGTCGCGTTCATCAGCCCGACAAACCCGTCACGCTCTGAGCGGCCGATGCCGCACATATACGCGCAGTGTGCGTCGAGCGCGGCATGCACTGCGGGGTCGGCGGTCATCACTACAACGCTATTGACCCGGAGCTGCTTGAGCAGGTTGAGTGCCCCCTGCCAGTGGGAAAAGCTGCTGGTGCCCTCTCCGCCACCCGCCAAGAAGATCGGGCTCGAGGTGTTGTCCGGTGCGCCGCCGCTGGCACCCGTTGAGCGGTTGGCGGTGACGTACTGACTGTTCTGATTGATCCACGCCATGATCGCGTAGAGGTCGGCCTTGAAGCCGGGCTCTGCGGGGTCAAAGATATCGACGGCAGCCACCTGCACGTCCAGGTTGTCGGGGTCGAACCGGGTCTGCCCAGTAGCGAGAGTGAGGTCGAAGCCCGCAGCTCCCAGCTTCTTGGTGTTGAAGAAATCGGCCACCTTCTGCAGCGTGTTGTGTGCCGTGCTGGTCTTAGCAACCAACGCAGTGGCCGTGAGAGTTTGCGCTGCCTCCACGTCACCCGTCGTGATCTTGAGCAGCGAGCCGAACGACGCAGTGGTGTCCACCGACACGGTGCCTGTGAGCGTAACCACCTCCGCTTGAACTGCCCCAGCCAAGCTGGTGCCGACCAGCACAACTTTTTGAGTGCTGGCGCCACTAGAAACGAGCGTGACCACACCTTGCGCGTAGCCGGGCGACATCGCAGTGATGCCTTTGCTCGCCTCGGAACCTCCGGTGACGAGGGTTGCCACTGTGGCACCTGCACTCGCAGCTCGTAGCGTGACAGTACCGGCCGCTGTGCCGATGCGTTTGAGGGCGGTAACCACGTCAAAGAGATCGGCGCCCAAGCTGACCGCTACTGTACCGGTCAACGTGACCGACTTGGTGAGGGCTGCGCCTCCGTCGTCGATACCCACCACCTCAACCGTCTGGGTGGTGTCGCCGGCATCGGTGGAGACTACCTCCATCGCGATGGCTGATATGGGTTGCGTGAAATCGCCGTCGGCGCCACCGGCCGTTTTCGACCCGTTGCACTCGATCAGGCCACCAGCCAACACTTGTGCCGTCATGGCTGCCCAGTCCGAGGCTCCGGCTGTGTACTGCAGGGTGAACAGATCGTCACCACCAAGGTCATCGACCGCTTCGGTGATATCCTCAAAAGTGATAACCAGCCGTTTCCCTTGGGTGTCCCCCGTGGCAAGGGACACGCTCACCTGCTTGGTGAACTCGCCATAGTCATTGGACACCAGGTCGAGGGCATCGCCTTGCGCGTTGGTCAGCACGGCCGCACTTTGCGTGGCCGGGTTGATCTTGAGCGGCACCATCACAGCAGCGCCGGCTTGAATGTCGGCATCCTTTGCGGGACTGGCGAGCATGGGGCCTACCTCGAGGAGGGTGCCCGAGCGGAACAGTGCCGAGGCTTTGCCCGGTTTGATCTGCGCGATGTCTTTGACTTCGGTGATTGTCGAAGCGGGCCGGCCGCCTTCAGCTTCACCCAGTACCGCTACGATGCCGACGGCGCCAAGGCCGATGGGCTCCAGCGAGCTGGCATCTACTTCCGAGTAGCTACCAGGTGTGCTGATCATGCGGCCATTGTAAAAAATACTCGATGCTGCCATGCGTAGCTCCTGTTACCGTACCGGCTTGTCCATGAATGCTTGGTGCGCTGCACGCCACTCGGGAACCGACATCGGTTTGAGCTTTGCACGTGTTGCGTGAGATTTGAAACCGGCCAACTGGTCGGCTTTGGCCCCGTGGATTTGCAGGAAGACTCGAAGCGACACCACGGTTTTGACCGTTGGTGCCGGCTTCACCGGCTTGGTCGGGAGCTTCATCGCTTCTGCTTGGTTCGTTGGTCGTTTGCTACGCTTCGTCATCGTCGGCCTCTAAGTCTGGATAGTAGGGCACCAGGTTCGTCTCAACGTCCCCAACTTCGCTGCTACCTCGATCAGTGTCAATGAAGATGCCGTCCACGCGGAAAACCTTACCCAGCTTGCTGTCGCGGTCCACGCGCATGAACTCGCTCTTGCATGAGAGCGCGAGCTTGCGCACGAACAGATGCTCTGGAACGTACCGGGGATCGGGGGCCAAGTCGCGTCCAGACAAATGTCGGAAGAAGACACCGGCATCTGCAAACTGGGGTTCGCTGGTGAGTATGATGCTTTTCACGATTTCGTAGACGTAGAGGGTCACGTCGGGGTGCTCAGCGTAGATCAAGAGGTCAAAGACGTGCTTCCACGTGCTGGAGAGCAAATCCGCGCCAAAGTCTGGATCCTCCTCGTCGTCGATCTGGCCCGCAACGTCACCGAGCCAGTGCTCGTCGTCGTCATCGCTCGCCAGGATGATCGCCACCAACGGAAACTTTTGGTCGCTGCGGGCGTACCCGTGGGTGATGTTGACGGGATCGGAGTCCAGCACGGTTTTGATCGCTTCGATCTCGGTAGCGGCAAGGCCGTACCCTCGCTCGCCGAAGATATCTTCGAGTGCTTCGGGTTCAGCGGCTAGCCCCTCGAAGCCGAGCTTGAGGGCATTGTAGATGGCTCTCTGGATCATCGGCTGCTCACGTACTCCTGAAAGGCTTGTGGTGCGATTCGAGCGACATACTCAGAGACTTGGGTAGCTAGATGCAAGCCTTCTGTGGGTTTTCTCATCCATTTGTCAGTGCCGCTTTTGGTACTGATCGTGCGGAAGGTCACGAAGCTGCTGGACTCGCGGCCTTTCACATCCACCTGCACGTTGCGGATCATGCCTGAGTAGATGTCGGTGGAGTGCTCCGGCTGCAGCTTCGGCACAGCCATCGTTGTCTGCTTTTTGCCACGACCCTGCACGGTGTACGGGTCGGTCAGTCGTTTCTCTTCTGAACTGGCACTTGGATCGCCAGCGGGGGCCAGCTGTTTGGCCTGCTCAAACACGTCACGGCCGAGCTTGCGCGCGCTTGCGATCAACTCGTGATCTGAGTAGGCGGAGCCCATAGGGGCCTGCCCCCCCGCTCCCGTTGCGCTGGGGCCTGCATGGCTGAAGGGGATCGAGCGGTAGTAGCCGGAGCCATCGGCCATGCGCCGCTTGCCCCGGCCGCCTGGTGTCCAGATGGGCACGTTGGGCCCGAGCAGCCAGTCGCGCATATCGCCACCGGGGTGCCCCCCTTCGATCACGTTGGGCAGGCTCCCCATCAGGGTGATCCGGTAGACCCCGCTCTTCTCTTTGTGAATCTGCTGAATGCCGTTGATGTACTCGCGCTTGGTCGTAGTGAGGCTCGACTCGCCGGCCAAACGGATCCACTCCGCTCGAGCACCGAGGGCAACTTTGGCAGTCACAGCATCGACAATCTCGTCGCTCAGCATCTGCCCCATGCGCTCGATGGCCTCGAGCTGCAGTATTTCGATCGTTACCGCCATCAGTCTTCTATCGCTGTTCCCGTCTTGCCTGCAGATCCTACCAGGAACTCGTATTGCACCAAAGCCTGGATGGGCAGTGCGTAGT